AAGAAATTTTCAAGAGCCTTGAAAGTCTTGAATTTGTATTTTTTAAATTTCTTCATTGACAATATATATATAAGCATCCATTGACGGAGTGTCAAGTCTATATTGTCAATTAGTCAAATAGTTTGCTTATATGGTAATTTTAATAAGGCGTAAGGGAGGATCTCTGCCTAAGCAGCTTTTTAGAATAATTATAAAAAAGCCAGTTATGTTTGTAATTTAACTAGCTCGTCTTGCAGCTGGATGACATCAATTAATTTTGAATGCGCATCTTTAGAGAGAGCTGCAATACCTGGCGGATATATTCCGTCATTTTTTTTCTTTAGTCTCGTTATCTTTATGTTCAGAGACTTTCTCTCTTTTTCCTTTTCCTGGATCTGTTCCTCCAGGTGTTGATAGTGCGTTTGCATTTGGATCTACCTCCTTTATGCGTTTAAAGTCATAGCTTAAAGTTTTTTCTTCTATGACTATTTTGGCAGCAGAAGTGGGTACACTAGCCTTTACCGCTGCATCTAAAGTAGGGAATGTTTCAATAGCATTAAAGCTAACTCCACCACTCCAGAATTTTTCAAATTTTTTTTCCATTACGGATGATCCTTTAAAAGTTTATTATATTCTTTTAGATCTTTAATTTCTTTTAATGCTTTATCGTATTTTATTTTTAATTTTTTATGATCTTCGTTTAGATTTCTAAATGCTTGAATAGCCTCTTTGGTGTATCTTAAATCGTCAATTTTTTCTTCGTATGAATTATTTAACCAATATAGTGCATCTTTTGGGTTTTGCAACATTACTGATCGCATAGTTATCCCAAACTTATCCATGCCTTGATCGCATCTACTTAATAGATCTGAAATAACCTCATTAGTATTTGGGTCGTCTGATAGATCTATTTGTTTATGCGGATACTTCTGTTCTTGCCTGGTAGTCTCGTTAGCCATCCTCTTGCCTCTAAATTTAATACTATTTTATGAACACCACTTTTAGATTTTAATCCAGCAGCTCTCATCATTTCTTCATAAGATGGAGCTACTGGTTCCTTTTTCATATATGATTTAATAAAGTCAAAAATTGTCTTTTGTCTTGGACTTAAACCATATTTCATATTAGTTCCCTAAAATTGACCCATAAAGTCATCCCCAGGTGTTGCTGTTGGAGTGGGACCAGAGCTGCTAGATTTCTTAATAGTTATTTTAACAGATTTATCTTCCTGGAAATAACCACTAGCCTCCATCCATACTCCATTAATAGTGAAATTTTTTTTAAATGGTTTCCCACTTTTATTCATCTTCTCACTATTAGGGTGTACCAAATCGGGATGTTTTTTTTCTGACTTTTCAGAATTTTTCTGCAAAGCAAAAGTACATACCCAATTAGGATCCTTTGGTTTTTGATTAACAGCCTCCATATTATCCTCCTATTAATTGCTGTTTTCTATTTTTAAAAGCAAGCATAATTTCTTCTGCTTTACTTTTATTTTCTTTAGATAGCTTGGTTAAGAAATCTTTATTTTCTCTTGCAAGCTGCTCTAAATTACCTTGATGAGAAGTGTTTTGTATCCTCTCCAAAATAATATCTGAATGGTCTAATTTTATTCCCTGGCTCTCGGTTCTTTTTTCGGGTGGCATTTCAACATTTGAATAATATTTGCCGTGTATTCCTAGAGCTTTAAGTATAGCTCTATCGACAGCTCTTTTTTCTGCAACTGATATTGGATAAGCAAAAGTATTATTTAAAGGAGATACTTCTCCTAAAGTTTCAACTGTTTCTCCTTGGTACTGAGCCGTTGCTTTAACTACTGCGCAGCTCTTACTTAAATCACAATTAACTAATTCAATATTAGTTATAACTCCAAACTCTCTTGCCATTTTTTCTACTTCATAATGTTGGATTATTTTATTTCCGTTATCCATTTTAATTGTTCCCCCGCTAGATAAACCAGCAAGGTATTGATCCAGCGAGGGAAATTTTAGGATTTTACCCATAGAGAGATACTCCTATTAAGAAAGCCAGGCAAAGAATAACTGCTGCTGCTAAACGAAACCTGGCTCTCCGTATTCGGAAAGAAGAGGGAGAAAAAGACATTTGTTTTTCGGTTCTCTTTCCAAATTTTTCTTTCAGCACATACTGCTGATAATTAATCATATTTATTTTATCCATAATTCAATGATCTCCACTATTAAAACTCCAGCTAATAACAAAGCTAAAATTGTATGATAGATATGCCAAACCACATCTCTACTTTTCTTTTGATCTTGATTTATTCTTGGTAAATTTTTTTTATCCATTATGTTAATCCCCACAATCTAGTTGCTTTTAATTTATGATCTCCCATACCATTCCAAAAAAAATGATCGAAGTTAGGAATAATGTCATCTACCCAGGTTGTTTTTCCAGCATGACGCTCCATAATTTTTTCTCTGTTTGAACAGATTTGGTTCATTTTAATTAGGAATTTTTCTAAATTTTTAGGTTTTAATTGATCGCAATTATCTGGAGTATAAACCCAGTAGCCATCTTCATTAACAACTACTAAATGAGGTTTTTTTCTTGTTGCTAAATAATAAAAAGCAACTTGTAAAATATGTTGAAACCAGCCTCTGTATTTTTCTTGCTTATCATCCTCTGGACCAAGGATCTTTGCATTAGAAAAAGTATAAGATCCATCTTTTCTTGGTCTATTTTTTTTTCTCCATTTTGTTTTAAGCTCGATAAAATTGTGCATATCCTCAAAATCCACTCTCCCAATAACTGGCAGCTGACAATCTGGAAGATCCAGGCTAACAGATCTTTCACATTCTATCTCTCCCTTTAATCCGACAGACTTAATTGCATCCTGGCAATTCTTCCAGGTTAATGCAAAACCTAATTTATTTTGTTCATGTTGGTTTTTATCTTTGTCATCTGCTGGAGAATATTTATTAAATTGATCTATAGCTGTATCAAATATTTTTTTTTCTAAAGGAATTTGTTTTTTAATTAATCCAGATCCTCTTTCATATTCCCAAACAAATTTTCCAAATTGTTTCTGACCCAGCTCTCCAATCCAATTCCCACATTTCATTTGAGAATTAACTGGCAGCTCTCGTCTTTCTTCCTGGGTAAGATAAAGATATTTATATCCCCATTGATCTTCTTCTGTATTTATTTGAGAGGGACTATGATGGTTTAATCCGTAAAGTTTAACCCAATCTGGAAGAGTTTTTATTCCAGCTATCCATTCATTTAGAGCTTTTTCTGCTGCGTCTTTTTTTAAAATCACAATGGAACATTATTAGAACAACGGAGAATTTAAGGCAAACGAAAAATGACTTTTATGCAATTTTATGCACAAGATGCAATTTCCAGGTGTATTATTTATTGATATTTTGCAGTAATTGAGGATCGTATTTAACTTTAACTGGAGAGGCAATTTCAAAATCTGTTGGGACCAAACTTTGGCATAAATCATTTATCGGTTCTTTTGTATAATTATGCAATATATCAAAAGTACCATCTCCATTTGGTTTAAGCAGCGCAATAACTGGCTGGCAATCTTTAGATTTTTTTCCAATTTTATCTTTGAAACTTTGAGATGCTTTTAAATAACAAATTTTTCCAATAGCATTTTTAACAAACTTTTTATTTTGTGGCATATCAAATAACCAAATTTCTCCATCCGTGCTTGTACCTGGACAATCCATCAAAACAGCTCTTATATTTTCATGGTAATATTCGTAAGGTATTTTAATTCTATTTATCTCATCCATTGGTTCTAAAATACAATCCCAATTACATTTATATCTTAAATGAATATCTTGAGTAGGTTGGTACACTTCCGTTGGATGAATATTTAAAACTTTTGCAATTTTTTCTGCATTATCCCAAGAGATAGCTCTTGAATTTTTTATCCATCTATTAATTGTTGATGCGTCTTTTTTAACTTTTTTTGCAAACTCTACTTGGCTCATATCAGCGTCTTTAAGTAGCTTATGCAATAACATTTCTGTCTCTTCTATATGAGAGTTTTTTATTAATTTTAATTTGTCATTTGATATTGCCATAGTGTCAATATAATTTCTATGATGTAATTTGCAAGGAAAAATTTAAAAATTTTCAAAAAAATTTAGTTAAAATCATAGGTATTTTTATTAACAAGTATTAGAAGTTGTGTGAAATACGGGGATATTGAATTTGCTGGGGATTAAACTGCATAACTTGCAAATGTTCTCTTGACTAAAAGTCAAAGCATACTGTATCAGCAAAAAGATGACTTTGGAACAGTATAGAAAATCAAAAGGATATTCATATAAAAAATTAGCAGAAATTTTAGGCATAACTGGAGTATCTCCAGAAAGTACAGTTTGCAGATGGTGTCAAAAATCAAGGATGCCAAAACCCAAAAACATACAATTAATCCAGGAGAGAACAGATGGGAAAGTTAAGCCAGCGAGTTTCTACTCGTAAAAAAAAAAAATTAAAAGGGACCATTGATGATTATCCGTTGGTTAAAATCACTACTCTTGATTGGGTTTCTCATTCTGAATGGATGCACATCGACAAAGCAAGGAGACTTAAACCCGATAAGTGTTTTGCGGTGGGTTATCTCCTCACAGAAAACAGATCTGTCGTTCAAGTCTTTGGTTCCTATTCCTATGACGAAGATGGATCAATCTCAGTTGGAACAATAGAAACAATCCCTGGTTCCTGGGTATTAGAGGTTAAAAAAATTTAATGAATTATATTTTATACCCAATAACTGCAGCTCTATTTTTTTTCTATATTTTTTTGCTTTTTCAGGAAACAGCTTTCGCAAATAAAAACTGGACACCAGAGTTTAAAGAATTTTGCCAGGCTTATATGCCGTATGTAAATAAGTATGAGGGAATAAATGCTGGATGCTGCGAAATCAATCATCCAAGCAATGACATTTTAAAAGAGGGATGGAAAGGAGAAACATTATTATTTTGTGATGGAAAAGAAATCGTGTAAATGCGCTGAAAAAATTAAACAGCTTAAAGATGATAGAGATAGATTGGCTGAGGAAAATTCTAATATTTTAACAGTTAGCAGCTCTCATAAAGAATTAAATGGAGATCTAAGAAAAGAGCTAGATCAAGTTAAGGAAGATAATAAAAAGCTGGCAAAACAAATTTCAGATTATCAACAAAACTACATAAGGATTGATGGAAAAAAATAAAGTTTATCCCCAGAGTGTTCAGATTGATATTTCTCGTTGCCATAATTGGGAGGTATATAATTTTAATGGCTCGTAATAATTATTTCGATAAAGGAGATCCATACTCCGAATGGCACAGATCTTTAAAAAATGATCTGAGATATGTCGATATTGATAGTTGCGGAATTTGCAATAAATGCAAGCAGCCTATTTACCTGGCGGAGACAACTTTCGATGTGGGTCAATCCTGGAAAGCTACTACTGCAACAGAGTGGTTAGCTCACGCTGCCAATCTCCCAAGTTTTTTAATTTTTTATAAAGTTAATGAAAATAGAGAAGTTATTAGTTTAAGAATTAAGCAGCTCACGCCAATTAAAGATCGAAAAGAATTTTTATTAAAACCCGAGGCTTGGGTTCAAGCAATGGAGCTGCTCCAGGATCGCCATAACTTAGTTTGTAAAAAGAGGGATGTAGCGTGAATTTAAAAATTTTATCTTTGGGAGCTGGGGTACAATCATCAACTTTAGCATTAATGATGGAAAAAGGATTAGCTCCTAAGCCAGATTATGCAGTTTTTTCCGATACCCAGGGAGAGCCTAAAGAAGTTTATAAATGGCTGGAGTGGTTAAAAACGCAGCTCTCATTTCCAGTATTAGTTATATCTGCTGGTTCTCTTCCAGAGGCTTTAAGAAAATCTAATAGAGATGAATATGTAAGAGGAGCAACAATTCCAATGTTCACTAGAAATAAAAAAACTGGAAAAAAAGGAATTATTCGTAGAGCTTGTACTTCAACTTTTAAAATAGAACCTATTACAAAAAAAATAAGGGAGCTGCTTGGAGTTGCTAAAGGTAGAAAGGTTCCTAAAGAGCATCATGTTCAGCAATTTTTTGGAATTTCCAGGGATGAGCCTCAAAGAATGCGGACTAGCTCATATCATTACATAACTTTTAATTATCCATTAATTGATCTTAAAATTACCAGGCAAGGCTGCAAAGATTGGATGAAAGAAAATGGTTATCCAGAGCCTCCTAGATCTGCTTGCACATTTTGTCCCTATCACGACAACACCGAGTGGCAAAATGTAAAAGCTAATAAAGAGGAATGGGAACAAGTATTAAAATTAGATGAGGATTTAAGAACGGGATTGCGTGGGACCAATAGAACCGAAGTAGAATATTTTTTGCATAGATCTGCCGTACCTTTAAAAGATGCGGATCTTACTATTAAAAAGAAAAAGGATGAGCCTAGTTTATTCGATGGAATTTGTGAGGGTATGTGCGGAGTTTAATTGAAAGTTTAATTGATGTGGGATCTGGGTTTATTTTAGCTCTATTAATCCAAATATACATATTTCCCTGGTTTGATCTTCATCCCAGTATTTTTGATAGCTTAGGGATAGCTGCAATATTTACAATAGTTTCAATCACTAGATCCTGGATGTGGAGGTTAGTTTTTAAAAAGATATGAGTTATTATTTCATGGGAGATCTAAATATATTGCATGAGAAACGGCTAACAGCTAACGACAAATTAGTTTATTTTACTTTGGTTTCTTTTATGAAAAAGGAGGATGGTACTGCTTTCCCAAGATACGCCACAATCTCAAAACGCTGCGGTCTAAGTAAAAGCTCAATCCAAAAATCAGTTAAACACCTTGCCAAGCTAAACTTTATAACTACAAAACGCTTACAATCGACAAATAAATATCTTTTATCTCAACAATTAGCTTTAGAGACATTAGTTAAGAAAAAACAGAAGATGATGCTCTCTGGCAACTCTGAGAGTTATAATAGGCGAGTATTAATAAAACCATATAATTATACTAATACTAGATATAAGAATAATGTTAATAACTATAATAAGAGCAATTCTCTCCCCCCGACTACTGAACAACCATTATTAGCATATAAAGGAAAAAAATATAAAGAAAGTGGAAGAGAGGGACATTGGATCGAGTATTATTGTAAAGAAGATGGATCGCAGATCCGAAAACATAGCTTTAAGAATATAATCGAGGAAAAAAAAACTTCAAACGATAAATTTAATGCTGCTGCCGAAAAGGTGGTAGCTTGCGCCTCCTAGCTCATAAAATAGTAGAAATCTTTGAAGTTGCGGGTAGAGCTGATCGAATGATGCCAGCTCCTACAAAACCTGGAACACCCAAAATGTTTGATTTATTACAAATGTCTTATGACCCAAAAGATATTGGATATTATGACAAAAAGGGATTGAGGTTAAGAGCTAACTCAAAACAGATAAGCTGCTGGGAAATGGCTATTGAGCTGCTTGGTAAGCTCCAGGATGTCGAACAAAGACGATTGGTATGGTCAAGAGCCATGCGATATAATTGGAGTGTTTTAGGTCGTCAATTTGGCTGCCATCGAGTGACTATTAAAAAGAGATATAAGACAGTAATCCTGGATCTTGAAAGTAGGCTCGATAAATCAATGCTAGACAGAATAGACAATTTAATCTAAAGGAATAAATAGGGTCAAAGTAGTGTGTTTTAATGGCTGGAAAACCTCTTCATAAGATCCAATGTGAGAGCTTTACTCGAGGCTCTAAATTTACCAAGCAATGTTTGTGTAAAGGATATTTCCAGAAAACTTCTGGTAAGTATCGATGCAAATATCATGGTGGAGCATCTACTGGACCAAGATCCATGGATGGTAAGATTAAAGCATTAAGAAATTTAAAACATTTTAAAAATAAAACAGAAGAAGAATTAATTAAATGGATAAAGCAGAAAAGATATGCGAAAGATTAGAGTTGGGAGAGCCGCTCTCAACTATTTGTAAAGATAAAGATATGCCAGATGTTTCTACAGTTTATAAAAAATGTAGAGAAGATGATAAGCTAAAAGAAAAAATAATGGCAGCTCGTCAAATGGGAGTGTGGACTTTGCTTGATAAGATAGCAGAAGATCAACAGATCCCAAAGTCTCCTCAAGAGACACATTTTTTAAGAGAAAAGTGGAGCCACATTAGATGGCTTGCAACTAAATTAGCAAGCAGCACATTTGGCGACAAATCACAAATTCAACAAAAGATAGATAATCATTTAATCATAAGTTGGGGAGAGCCAAAGGATGATAAAGAAATTAAAACAGTTATGGATCAAGTATCAAGTGTGGATGTTAAAGAATTACCTGGAGCTGAGCGGGATAATACAAAAGCATGATAAGAAGAAAAAGAAATAAGACTAAGAAAGTTCTATTTCAGCAGCGTCATCCATGCTCCTCGCCAGCGTGTTATGGAGTTCTAAGAGCCTGGATAATGGGAGCGGTAGGTATGATACCTATCGATAAATGAGATAAACAATAACTAATTGATAAGATCAGAGGATTATGGGAGGATTAAGTGGATTTCTTGCATATAAAACAGAATAAAATGGAGGAACAAACCAGGGGTACACCCCAAAATTCCACCGCAGTTTTTAAGAATATATATATAGGGAGTTTGAGACACAGCCACACAGACAAACGACCCACTTGTTCACTTTGCCAAGCCAAAGCGGATATTAAAGAAAATAAAATTTATTTTTGCGCCAGCTGCAAATGTAAGATGGAGGGAATAACTTAATGGCACACAATAAATATATGGATAAAATTATAACAGCTATGGTTTTCACAAACGATGAAACAAATGGTTTGGTTATACATATAAACGGATTTGAAAACGAACAGCAAGCAAACAAGTTTGCAAAAAAATTAATGAAGAATAGTGGTATCGAATATAAATCTATTTCAGATATTTTCGATTTGCCAACTGTTCATTAACCTGGGGGGAAAGATGATGTTAGGAATAATAGACAAAATTGAACACTACTGGAGAGATCACAAAACGGCTGTGATTGTTGTAGCTGTTGTAGTTGTTGTTTTAGCGATTATGTAATGAAAGTACAAATACCTTATACACCTAGACCATTACAAGCTGAGCTACATAATAGTTTAGATAAGTATAGGTTCGCAGTATTAAGCTGCCATAGGCGGTTTGGCAAAACAGTATGTATGCTTAACCACCTCATTAGAGCAGCTCTACAGAACCCGTTGAAAAATCCGAGGTATGCGTATATTGCGCCAACATATAAACAAGCTAAAGCGATTGCTTTTGATTATTTAAAAATGTTTGCTGGATCTATTCCAGGTACAACATTTAACGAAACTGAATTAAGGTGTGACTTACCTAATGGGTCCAGGATAACTCTTTTATCGAGTGAGGCTGGAGATAGTTTAAGAGGTTTGTTTCTTGACGGAGTTTGTATCGATGAAACAGCGCAGATCGAGCCTAAGCTATGGAATGAAATAATTAGACCAGCTCTTTCAGACAGAAAGGGGTTTTGTTATTTTATAGGAACACCAGCTGGGATGGGTAATTTATTTTATGAATTATACCAGTATGCTTTAAGCGATGATAAGTGGATGACTTATACGGCTAAGGCAAGTGAAACTAAAATTATAGACCAGGAAGAATTAGATGCAGCTAAAGCTCAAATGGGAGATACTAAGTATCGGCAAGAATTTGAGTGTGATTGGATTGCGAATATTGAGGGATCCATATATGGCAGCATAATAAAAAATTTAGAAGAAAAAAAACAATTAACCAAGATTGGTTATGATCCAAGTTTAGAAGTACACACAGCTTGGGATCTTGGAGTTGATGATAGTACGGCAATAACTTTTTTCCAACTATTAGGGAACCAGGTTATGATTATTGATTATTACGAAAATAATCGAGAGGGTCTGCCGCATTATGTAAAAGTAGTTAAAGATAAAGATTATATTTACGGAGAGCATTATGCTCCTCACGATATAGAAGTTATGGAATTTTCTACTGGTAAAACTAGAACCGAGGTAGCTTACCAGTTGGGAATAAGGTTTAGAATTTTACCTAAGTTAAATTTAGAAGATGGTATCCACAGCTTAAAAATGGTTTTACCGAGATGTTGGTTTAATGTCGAAAACACAAAACCATTAATAGATGCTTTAAGACAGTACCATCGAAAGTATAACGAAAAAATGAAGATGTTTAGTAATAAACCAGTTAGAGATTGGTCATCACACGCTTGCGATAGTGCAAGGTATATGGCTATGTCGATAAATGATTTACCAAACAAACAAAGACCAAACCAAAAAACAACAATGAACGAATATTCAATACACGGAGAATAACTATGGGATTTATGAAACCTAAGATACCAGCGATGCCAGCAATTCCTCCCGTTCAACCTTTGCCAGAACCACCGAAATACGATGATGCTGCAAGAGCGGAAGAGGCTGCTAGAAAAAGAGCTAGAATAAGAAATCAAAGAACTGGAAGATCATCAACTATTTTAACTGGTACAGATGGATTAGAAGATGACGATAGTAAAATTTCTAAAAAAGAATTATTAGGAGGATAGATGCCTGGACATTTCGGACACTCGCATTCAAACAAATCCACTAAAACTGGTGGAGGGGGTAATAGACCAAATCCACATACTGATAGCGGATTGTCTAAATCTACTCCAGTTTCCAAAGGTGCCTTAGAAAGAAATAAAAAGGCTATGGATAAAGTTAAAGCAGATCAAGGTAAAGCTGCTTTAGATAATTATGAGGTAGGCAAGTTTCCTGGAATTGGTCCAGTATCATTTGTAATGAATGCTGGTCAAGATTTAAGACAAAAAGGTTTTGAATATAATAGAAAATTTTATAGAGAAAAAGTTTTAACCTCAAAGAATAGAGGCGGTTATGTTGATACCTTAGATAGTTATTCATCATATATGAAAGCTAGAGGAGCTGGAACCATAGATGCTTATGGAAACCAAATTGGAAGTAATGGAGGCGGAGCTGATAATACTTTGTTATCTCAAGAGCCTACCTCTGGAATAGTCACATCTGATGGTGTTGTAGCTCCAGGATCAGTAGTAAAAACAAAAGAAGAAATCCAGACAGAAAGAAATAAAGAGGGTGGAATAATTTTAGCAAAGAAAAAAGGCAGATCTGAAATGATACAAACATCTTCAAAAGGATTAATGGATGAAGATGAGATTATAAGCAGAAAACAATTACTAGGATAGTTATGGGTGGTGTAAATATTGAAAGACAAAAAGAAATAAACAAATTTAATAAATATCAAAAACGACCAGAAAAATTAAAAGGTGCTAGAGATGCTTATGTCGCAAGAACTGGTGGAAAATTAAGACCAGTAGAGCAAGCTGGTATGTTTCAAGATATGACCGATTTAGAAAAAAATAGATATAGAGCCTTAGTGGCTAAAGATAATAATAAAAAATCACAATTAGGATAAGGAGGAAGTTATGGGAGGAGTAGCAAGAGCAGTATTACCAAAGCCACCAAAACCGCCAGCTCCCGTTTATGTACCTACACCGACAGCTCCAGAAGTTGCTCAAGTGACGGCTACAGCAAAAACGGATATGGCAAGAGGTAAAGGTAGATCTACGACTATTTTAACTGGAGCTAAAGGTTTGGGAGATAACAAACTTACAACTTCAAAAGCACAATTATTAGGAGGATAAATGGCAATAAACAAAAAAGCCAAAGAGATTTTAGAAAAATATAATACTCTAAAATCACAGAGACAGACATGGGAAGATCATTGGCAAGATATTGCAAATTATTTTTTACCTAGAAAATCGAATATCACTTTAAAAAGAACTAAAGGCGATAAGAGGCACGATCAAATATACGATGGCACAGCTACACACGCTTTAGAATTATTATCAGCTAGTTTAAATGGTATGCTTACCAACACTATATCTCCGTGGTTCGTATTAAAATTTAGATCTGAAATGATGAACGATGACGATGAGGCTAAAGAGTGGTTAGAGAGCTGCGCAAAAGTTATGCAGCAAGTATTTCAAAGATCTAACTTTCAACAAGAAATTTTTGAATTATACCATGAGCTGCTAGCATTTGGTACTTCTGCAATGTTTATTACAGATGACTTTAAAGATGATCTAAGATTTAAAACAATTCATATCTCAGAAATTTTTATAACTGAAAATGAACGAGGCATGGTAGATTGTTTAGTTAGAAGATTTCAAATAAAAAATAAAAATATTCCAGCTATGTATCCAGATGCGGTTATTCCACCAGCTCTAGCATCTAAAATTCAAAATGCTCCTTATGATGATACTTTTGTTATTCATTCAGTACAAGCATCCGAAAACGCTATGGGTTATGAAAGTAATAAGAATATGGATTTTATATCTTGTCATGTCCACGAAGATACTGGGATCATGTTAAGAGAAAGTGGATTTAGAGAATTTCCTTATGTGGTTCCTAGATATTTAAAATCTTCTTCAAATGAGATTTATGGAAGATCTCCAGCAATGAATGCTTTACCAGATGTTAAGATGTTAAATACAATGTCTAAG